ATCTTACCCCGCAGGGCGTTGACGATCTTCTCGTCAATCGTGCTTGGGGAGATCATGTCTATATATGTGACTTTGTTGGTCTGGCCTATCCGGTGTGCGCGGTCCTCTGACTGAAGCCGAAGCTCCAGATCATAGCTATTGGAATAATATACGACGGTGTTTGCTGCGGTAAGCGTCAGGCCAAAACCTCCTGTGCGAGGATGCCCCACGATGAAACGTAACTCTGATTGTCGATCCTGGAAGGATTCCACGATCTGTTGACGCTCAGAATCAGGGGTTTCACCGTGGAGCGATGAGACCGATGGTACGCTAAATCGGTCTCGCAGGGCCTCAGTAATCGAGCGAATGTCCCGGGTCCATGTCGCCCATATGATCGCCTTACCCTGTATCTCATCACAAAGATCCAACAGGCTATCCAAACGATTGGACTTTACCTGATGAATCGTACCGTCGTCGTCTGTCAGATGGCCGCAGCATATCTGTTGCAACCTCATAATCTGTGTCAAAACGTTTTGCGTCGTGGACAACTCACCACTGTCCAGTTGTGCTAATGCCAAATGCTTCATCTGGTTGTATGCCGAGGTCTGTTCTTTTGTAAGCTCGACCTCGCGTTTCATGTAGACCTTGTCGGGTAGGTCCAGGCAGTCTTCCTTACGAACGCGGTATGAGTGCTCTTGCAGTTTCTCGGTCAACTCCTCCAGCTTTCGGAAGCCGACAATCTGGTTGAACGAATGAGCGCCCATGGTCCGTCGCTTCACAACGGCGTAACGGCCCTGGAATGCAAAGTAACTTTTAAAGCCAAGGATCCTGGGGTCCAGGAATTCCATCTGGCTGTACAGGTCCATGGGACTGCGCGTAACAGGAGAGCCGGTAAGAATCCTACGCATGACGCACTTCTGTCCTATGCGGCACAGGGTTTTGGTCCGTTGGGCTTTTCTGTTTTTGATAGTTGTAGATTCGTCAACCGTCATAAACACTTTGAACCGCTCTGCAAAGAACTCGGCAATCTCGGATCCCTTTTTTGTACTGAAGGCCTCGACGTTCATAAGCAAAAACTTGAGGGTAGCGGGATCTCGCTGCGACAGATCGTTAAGTTCTTTCTTCTTGGCCTTTGTCAGGTTAGGCTTCCAGATGACTACTTCTCTTTGTATGCGCTCCGGAAGATGCGTTTCAATCTCTCTGGCAAGGTTGGCTACCACGGCCTTGGGTGCCACCATAAGTGCAAAGTCTATACGACCTTCTTCAAAGTTGTACGCCGTTGTATCCAAATCTACCTTTGACTTTCCCGTCCCCATGTCCATAAGCAGCGCATAATTCGTCTTCTCGGCGCTCGCGTCGAAGGCTTCCTTCTGGTGCGCGTAGGGTTGGGTCTTAAATTTAAATTCGGGCATACCAAGATTTCTCTTGCAATGTCTAATAAATACCCATATAAACAAAATCGCTGGTTTAGTCAACCATCGAATAACGAACAAATAAGGAGTTATCATGAGCGACTTAATTTCCGAAATGGCCTCTGACGGGGTCGATCAATCCGACAACATTGACAAGCTCAACGACGGCCAACTCGACGGCGTGTCCGGGCTTGCCAATCGCGCAGCAGAGCTTGAGCAGTTGTTGGCAAAGCAAGAGCAGGCGATGAAAGATACGAAGGCCGCTCTGCACAAAATCACCGACGAGCAGTTGCCGGAAGCACTGGAAGAAATGGGCTTGCAGAAGTTCACTCTGACGGATGGCTCCGAAATATCTATAAAGCCGATCTACTCCGCGTCCATTCCCAAGGACCGGCGCGATGAGGCGTTTGAGTGGCTGCGCGACCATGAGTTTGGTGACTTGGTAAAGAACAACGTCACTGTGACGTTTGGGCGCGGGGAAGATTCTGCGGCCAAGGAATTTATGAACCTGTGTGGTTCACAAGGATACGCTCCGGACCAACTCCAGAAGGTTGAACCAATGACCTTGAAGGCGTGGTTGCGGGAGCGTGTAGAAGCGGGTGACGCCGTCCCGCTGGATTTATTCGGCGCATTCATCTCACAAAGAGCAACTATCAAGAGGAGTAAATAACATGGCAAGAGCCGTCGCAAAGAAACCCTCTGCACAACTTGCAGAGGTACATGACCTGTTCCTGGCGGATGCAGGTTCTGGCGTAGATGATCTGGGTTCAGAAGATCTCGCCATTCCGTTCGTCAAAATCTTACAGAAGATGTCTGACGAACTTGACGACCTCGACAACGCCAAGGCCGGGGACATCATCAACAGTGTAACGAAAGAGGTGACCAAAGGTAAGAACGGCATTCGTGTCATTCCCTGCGCTTACCGTCTGGAGTGGATTGAATGGGAGCCTCGCGGTACAGGAACCGGAGCACCTCATGCCATCTATAACACTGGTGATCAGATCCCAGCTACGGAGCGTAGCGACGACAACAAAGACATGGTTGTCGATGGTGGGGGCCGTTACCTTGAGCGCACCGCTCAACATTACGTTCTTGTCGTTGATGAGGACGGAATGACCCAGCAAGCGTTGCTGCCCATGAAGGCAACGCAATTTAAGAAGTCCAAGCAATGGAACTCTGCTATTAAGTCTATCAAAATGAAAGACAGTAATGGACACCTGTTTACGCCACCCCGTTTTAGTCATATTTGGAAGATGACGACGGTTTCTGAGGAGAACAAGAACGGGTCCTGGCACGGTTGGCAGATTGAGAAAGACGAGGTCATCTCAGACCCTGATGTTTACGCGGAAGCGAAGCATCTCGCTCAATCCATCCAAACGGGTGAGGTTAAGGTTCAACATGTGCGTGAAGATGAGGGCTCTACCTCATCTGACGAAGACACGCCGTTCTAACTTAGGGATTGGGGGAGGCTTGTCCTCCCCCACCTTTCCATGACAAAGAACGTAGATAGATTTGCACGGCTGTTCCGTGGCTTGAACAAGGCGTATGGCGCGGTGAACTTGACCACCAAGGACGCCAACGGCAAGCAAAAGGGCAATTACAAGATTGTCCGCGAACCACGGACCAAGGACACGTTTAAATCCCACCTGAAGGGTGAGGTCAGCATAGGCGTTGTTCCCATTAACGAAGACAACGTTTGCATCTGGGGGGCCATCGACATTGACCAATATCCCCTGGATCACGCTCAAATAATCAGAAACATTCTGAAACAGAAGCTCCCTCTGGTGGTTTGCCGCAGCAAATCCGGTGGAGCGCACCTGTTTTTATTTTTTAAAGACTTTATCGACGCGGAGAAGGTTCAACTCAAGCTCAAAGAGTTGTCAAGCGAACTAGGCTACGCTGCCAACACGGAGGTGTTTCCAAAGCAGATAAAGCTCTTGGCTGATCGTGGCGATACCGGAAACTTTCTGAACCTACCGTATTTTAAAGAAGATGGAGGTCTGCGCTATGCCTTTAAGGAGGACGGTAGCGCGGCCACGTTAGATGAGTTCCTGGACATGGCCGAAACGGCGGCGATTGATGAGGATCAACTCGACGCGCTGTTGAAGAAGGAAGAGGCTGTTGTTGATGAGGAGATCAAGGACGGCCCGCCTTGCCTACAGGCTTTGATCCGTCAAGGGTTTCCAGAAGGTACGCGCAACAACGGTCTGTTCAACATTGGCGTATATCTCCGTAAGTCCAGTCCCGACGACTGGGAGAAGAAGATTCTGGAATACAATCAGAAGGTACTTGATCCGCCGCTTGATCTTAAAGAGGTCAACATCGTAGCCGATCAGGTGAAGAAGAAGGACTACCAGTACAAGTGCGCGGACCAGCCCATCTGCAATTTCTGCAACAAGGACCTTTGTCGGACACGGCGTCACGGCGTAGGTGGGGGGACGAACACCCCGACAGTTGCAAACCTTCGTAAGTATGATAGCGAACCGCCACTTTGGTTCCTGGATGTCAACGGATCTCCTGTTGAGCTAGACACAGAGGCTCTACAGAAACAGCCGCGATTTCAAATACTTTGCATGGAGCAGATAAACTTCATGCCGCGCACCATGGCTAAACAAGCCTGGGAGGCTGGCATCAACAACCTTCTTAGTCAGATGATTGAGACCGAGGGTGCGGTCATATCAACGCCAGAGGATACCAGTCTGCGCGGCCAGTTCTACGACCTTCTTGAGGAGTTTTCGACGCACATGCAAACGGCGGTGGACAAAGAAGAGATATTGCTCCGCCGCCCATGGACCGATCCCGAGGACAACCGCACCTACTTTCGGCTCAAGGATTTTGAGTCGTTCCTCAAGCGCAACAAGTTCTTCGAGTACCGGTCAAACAAGGTAGCTCAAAGGCTGCGCGACATGGACGGCAGAGCGGAACAGTTTCGCATCAAAGGCCGCACGGTTCGCTGCTGGTCGATACCCGCGTTTGCCAAGATTGAAGAAGAGTTCAGTTCTAAGTTTGAAGACGACGACGTACCATTTTAGGAAGAAACATGACCATACCGACACACTGGCAAGTTATGCTGAGAGAGATCCGTCAGGACAAAGGATGGAGCATGAGGGAATTGGGCGAAAAGACAGGCATGTCGGAACGAACCATCTTTGAGTACGAGAACGTAAGGAAGCCCAGGCATCTGTCGATATACAAAGTAGAGCATATCCTTGCCGCATTGGGCTACGAGATGGACTTCTTCATGAAGGACTGTGTCCGCCGGGTTGTTAAGAAGCGTCATCCCGAGGTTTACGAGGCGACTATCAGTGTTTAGGTATTTTGGACCTCCCGGCACCGGCAAGACGACAACCCTCCTCAATCAGGTAGATGGGTTGCTTGCCAACGGAACGTCACCCACGGAAATCGGCTACTTCGCGTTTACCCGCAAAGCCGCACATGAGGCTAGGGATCGCGCCGTGTCGCGGTTTGGCCTGGATCCAGAAAAAGACTTTCTATACTTCCGCACACTGCACAGTTTGGCGTTCCTTCTCTTAGGCATGAACAATGCTGAAATCCTTACAGAGGATAAGCTAAAAAAGTTTGGCAAGGCGGTAGGCGTGGACCTGTCTACGAACAACGAGACCTTGCAGGATGAGGGCTTCTCCATACTGAGATCGAACCATCCGATCATGCGCTGCATAGACTTGGCGCGGAACACGCTCCAAGGTCCAGAGTACGCCTACAATTTCTGTGACTTACACATGCCGTATTATGAGTACGAACACGTCTATAAAGAATACAATCGGTTCAAGACCGTCAACGGCCTTAAAGATTTTACCGACATGATGGTTGAGCTTGCGGCGAACGCATCCCTTGTTCCGCACCTGAAAGTTGTTTTCTTAGACGAGGCTCAAGACCTGACGCCATTGCAGTGGCAGGTGGCTAAGATTCTAAACGACAACAGTGACCGCATGTTTGTTGCTGGCGACGACGACCAGGGGATCTACCGCTGGGCCGGGGCCGACATCGACCAGTTCATCAACCTGTCTAGTGGCTCTGAAGTCTTGGAGCAGTCTTACCGCATTCCGAGGTCCGTACATAGTCTGGCGGACCGCGTGTCCAAGAGGATTACGCACCGGCAGAAAAAGGTTTGGAACCCGCGCAAGGAAGAGGGGTCCGTGTCCCGCATCTATGATCCTCAGAACTTTGACTTTAGCGGAGAGGGATCTTGGCTGGTTATGGCGCAAGCCAATTACATGCTCGACGGCATTGCCTCAGAGATGAAATCCACCGGCCAGTTCTTTGAGAGGTATAACCAACCGTCGTTGGGTCAGCGGGTGCGAGATGCCATTAGTTCCTGGAACCATATACAACAGGAAGCCGGTCACGAAATATCGTTGCGCGATGCACAGAATTTATACCGACATATATCCAGCGGTGAGGGCAAGCTTCAGCGCGGTGCGAAGAAGATGCTGGACGGTGCGAATGATCAGGACACGTTTAGCCTGTCCGTTCTCAGGAAACATTTTGGTCTGCAAGTTCCGGATACAACCTGGGACGTGGCGCTGGACCGGATACGCGACGAGGACCGAGCATACATCACGGCGCTACTTAACAGAGGCGTTAACATCTTTCAGAAGCCTACGATCAAACTGTCCACGATCCACGGGTCAAAGGGTGGTGAGGCCGACAACGTCCTTCTGTACCTGGACCTGTCGAGCAAGGCGCTACAGGAAATGGAGCGCAACCCAGACGACGCTCACCGCGTCCTATATGTCGGAATAACCAGGACGAAGAACAACTTGGTTTTGAAAATGCCGGAAGATCAACAGAGAGGATGGGCAGTATGAAAGATTCTTTGGAGCTACGGCGCATTGCCGCCTTGCGCGAAGCGTTGACAGATATACGGGACATTGCGGCTATCAGTGAGGGCGTGGAGTTCTATGCCATGTTGGCAAACAAGGCGCTTGAGGAGGATGATAAGAGAAATGAAGTTCATAGATCTTAGGGTCATCATCGAAAGCCCGTACAAGCCAAAAGACAACGTGCTCAATCCCGAGGCGGCACTGCAAGAAAACCTGGAGTACGCCAGACGGTGTATGTTCCATTCAATCGGCATGGGTGAATCACCGTTCCTGTCGCACCTTCTGTATACGCAAGTTCTGGACGATAACCGGCCCGAAGAACGGGCGACCGGAATGTTTCTCGCGAGGTCCTGGTACGACGTGGCCGACATGTGCGCCGTTTACGTGGACAAGGGCGTCAGCGAAGGCATGAAGAAGGGCATTGAGTATGCCCGATATGTAGGACTTCCAGTAGAGGAGAGATCACTTTATGAAGGCGATGACGATTTTGAGTGAAGCCATCAAGCTTGTTGGTGGTGACCGAAAAGATACGCACGGAAGCATGGCAGAGAACCATGAGAACATAGCGCGGCTATGGAATGGATATCTGTGGAACGTCGATGAACTAACTGGGGCCGACGTTGCTAACCTGATGGAGATACTGAAAGTAGCACGACGTAAACTGGGCTCGTTCAATAAGGACGATTACGTGGATGGCGCGGGATATTCCGCTGTATCCTTTGAATGTAAACTAGCGGAGCTAAAAATTGAAAAAGAACATGAAAAAACCAAAGTGGGGCGTAAGAACTGAGTGGGTCCCCGTTGATGACCTGCCCGTCACGCCTCGCGACATAAAAGAAATAGCCATCGACCTTGAGACTAAGGACCCAAGGCTCAAGAGCCACGGTCCTGGATGGGCAACCGGCCACGGCGACGTGGTTGGCATAGCTGTGTCCTACGACGGTTTTACTTCATACCTTCCGTTTGGGCATGAGGGCGGTGGTAACCTTGACCGGGGCATCATCCTCAAATGGTTTGAGAAGGAGATTGCCAAGCATCCTTCTGACAAAATATTCTACAACGCCGCCTACGACGTGGGCTGGTTGCACCGTCTGGGCGTCAAGCTGGAAGGCCGCATCCTCGACGCGATGTTGGCCGCACCTCTGTTAAACGAGAACCGGTTCAGCTATTCGCTCAACGCGGTGGCCTATGACTACCTTGGCGAGATGAAATCCGAAGCCGCACTCAGAGAGGCGGCACAGGAATTTGGCGTAGACCCGAAAGGCGAACTGTACAAGCTGCCCGCTACGTTCGTTGGTGAGTACGCGGAAGCCGACGCACGGCTCACGCTCCAGCTTTGGCAAACCTTCAAGTCTGAGCTTTCCAAAGAAGACTTGTGGCCTGTGTTTGATCTTGAAACGGAGGTCCTACCGATATGTATAGAAATGACTAGGCGCGGCGTCAGGGTAGACTTAGATCAGGCGGAGAGACTCAAACAGGATTTCCTCAAAGAAGTGAAGAAGATCATGTCCGGGATTAAGAAGGAAACAGGTATTAGTATAGAACTTTGGGCTGCGGCGTCCATTGCAAAAGTGTTCGACCAACTGGAGATACCTTACGGACGCACCAAGACGGGACTGCCGTCCTTCACTAAGAACTTCCTGTCTCAGCATGAGCATCCTATAGCCCAGCAGATTGCAGAAGCGAGAGAGTACGACAAGATTGGTAATACGTTCCTGTCCAGCATCTTTCGCTACGCGGAGAAGGACCGCATTCACGGCCATATAAACCAGTTGCGAAGCGAGGGTGGGGGGACCGTATCGGGCCGCATAAGTATGTCCAACCCAAACCTCCAGCAAATACCCGCCCGCAACCCCGACATGGCGCGGAAGATACGCGGCCTGTTCTTACCAGAAGAAGGCGAGCAGTGGGCGTCCATGGACTTCGATCAGCAAGAGCCACGTATCCTGGTCCACTTCTCAAGCCTCACGAACAAGGGCCTGACCGGATCCGATGCCTTTGTGAATGCCTACAATACGAAAGAGAAGACAGACTTCCATCAGATGGTTGCCGACATTGCAGAAATCCCTAGAAAACAGGCAAAGACCATTAACCTTGGCATTATGTACGGTATGGGTCAGACAAAACTGGCGGAGCAATTGGACGTGTCCACGGATGAGGCTAAACGGCTCATGCGCCAGTACCATGACGACGTTCCATTTGTGAAAGAACTCATGGATGCAGTGCAGCGTAAAGTTTCACACCGCGACAAAGGCGGATTTGTGAGGTCTCTACTTGGCCGCAAATGCCGCTTTGACCTGTGGGAGCCTAACCTTTTTGTTTCGTCCAAGGCGTTACCGAAAGAGGAAGCGCATATAGAGTACGGCGACAACATCAAACGCGCCTACACCTACAAGGCGCTCAACCGGTTGATCCAGTCCAGTGCCGCAGACCAAACCAAGGCGTCGATGGCTGCAATATACAAAGAGAAGAACAAGATTCCTCTCGTCCAGATCCACGATGAACTGGCCTTCTCTGTAGCCGACAAGAAGGAAGCCCGAGAGCTTTGCGATGTCATGGAGAATTCCGTCAAACTACAGGTTCCTACGCCATGCGACATATCGTTAGGTACGAATTGGGGAGACTTGACGAAAGAAGACTAATCCGATACTGTCCCATAACATTATGAGGTCGAAAGCATGGATACGGAAAAATGGAAAAGTGTGGTCATTCCGATCAAGACTTACAAAGTCTTGAAACGTTTGGCCGAGCGTGAACACCGGACGTTGTCTGGTCAGTTCACATTTATAATTGAGCAAATGACCAATAAGGAAAAGGAGATTACGAAATGACTCCGATTTTAGCGACGGCGGCATTTTACACGGTGGTACTTCTGTATGCCGCGTTTACCGGCTGAAAAGTTTGACGTAATTCACGCTGACCCTCCCTGGACGTTCCGCACCTGGAGCAACGAGGGCAAGGACCGTTCTCCCGAAAAACATTACGACTGCATGAGCCTTGCAGACATCCGTGCGCTTCCTGTCTCCGACATAGCTGCCGACAACTGCGCTCTGTTTTTGTGGGTCACGGATCCCTTACTTCCAGAGGGGCTCAAGCTCATGGAGGCGTGGGGCTTCAAGTTTAAAACCATAGCCTTTGTTTGGGCAAAACTGAACAAGAGCGCACCGCCTACGCTATGGACAGACAGAGATTTCTTTACGGGTCTCGGTTACTGGACCAGGGCCAACCCGGAGCTTTGCCTTCTGGGTACGCGAGGCAAACCGAAGCGCGTCTCCAAGGCCGTCCGTCGTCTCGTCGTATCACCCAGGCGGGAGCATTCAAGGAAGCCCGACGAGATTGCAGAAAAAATAGATGACCTCATGGGACGTGATACGTCTAAGATAGAATTATTTGCTAGGACAGCTAGAACCGGCTGGACGACCTGGGGAAATGACGTTGCCAAGTTCGATTAGTTGTCCTAGAAAAGAGTACCCATAAAGATGCGCGTTATACGACATCCCCTGGCTCTTCGTTTGTTGACTCCTTTCGCAGAGTTTTTAACGCGCATTACCTCCCCGGAGGTCGAAGATAACCTCCCTGTGTCTTCTACCTCCGGGACCCCCTTACATAAATGCTCTATATGTGACTGCGACTTCGACGTTGACGGCGAGGGCGGCATGCTTGGTTACTTTGGTGTATGCCCAGTAAGCTTCTGTCCGTGGTGTACGACATCAATTTTTGACATGGTGCAGCAGCATTGTGACTACTGCCCAAACGATGATGAAGACCCCCCCTTAATAAATTAGTTGACAACTCCTAGAATATCCCATACATATGGGATCAGTTTACCAGGAGGAAGCCGATGAAATTTACGCCAGCCTACAAAAGCGTTGTCTTTGACTTCAGCTTCGGCGACAACGACCTTGAGGTCGAGGCCGACGTGACGCTGGGAGCGCCAGAGCGTTCAGGTGCCACGGTCCTCCCAGAGGATTCATATCCTGCGGAGCCGGATGAGGTTGAGTTTGCAAGTGTTGTGCTTGTAGACGAAGACGAATACAGATCGAAATTTGAGCCCTGCGGCGTCTTCTATAAGAGCCACATTAGCAGCAAGGTCATCAGCCTTGAGGATGCGCTGCACGATGCCGCTGTTGACGCAGTGAGGCTTGACTGATGAATATAATCAGGCTCAACGGCGCGGACCGGCGGCACGGTGATAAAATTCTGGTGATCCAAAACGTCACAGACCAAATGGAGTTAGACGTATGATTTCCCCTGGTTGGTATAAGGATATGCTCGACGCCTTCTTTGACCGCTTTGAGGTCTTGGAAAAGAACGAGTACCCTACACACGGTGCAACCGACGCCCTTCTTAATAAGAGCCGTGGCGGCTTTACGCTAGGCGACATGGAGCGGTTGTTTGACAACCCCACCGCCCACTGGCCCCTCCCAATCACATGCCCGAGATGCAAAACCAGCGTAGATGTCGGACATCTAGACTGGTCTGATCTTGTCTGCATGTCCTGTGACGAAGCCGTCGAACGCGGCGACTGGATCTTGAAAGGATTTGAAAAGTGATCGCACTTGTATTGATACCTGTCATCTTGTTTGGCGTGGACAACGCCGACTTCTTTGAACAAGCCGCCAAGGAACGCGAACAAGGCTACACTTGGCACTATACGGGCAAGCAGAAGCTTGACCCACGGTCCAAGGCCCTGCCAATCCAATGCATGGACGGCGATAAGCCCTGCGGCGAACCCTTCATTCTCTGGAAGCTAAAGAAATGATGAGCCTCTGCGCGAAGTTCATCATGTGGGTACGCGGATACCGTCGTATCGCGCCACGGCACACGCCAAAGATTCAAAAAAGACAAAAAATTACCGCTTGGACCAGTGACGGCAAAGGTGTTGTCACGCTCCACGGTCCAGCGAAACCCGACCAATTGGTCGCATGGAAAGAAGGAGACGACGATGCCTAGCTTTGTGGTAATGCGCCCTGACGGCGAAAAGGTGGACATCACCGACAACATCAAAAACGCGCTTGGCGAGGACGACGTTCGCGAAGCCCTTGTTGGTGCGTTCAAGAATCCCGTACCGGGATCAAGCAATGCCGCCATCCGGCGGGAAAAGAAACTGAAAGAAGCGCGGGCCAAGTGATGTTCACGCTTCTGCGATACAAGGAACCGGACCCTGACGTGTATCGTCAGGGCTCCCGGCCCTTGCCCCAAAAGAACCCATACAAAAGCAGTCTTTGTTTTAAGTATGAAGAAGAATCAGAATTGCAAATCGTCAACGCACCCAAGAGCGTGGACATATCAATTTAAGGAGTCGAACTAATGAGTGAAATCATCAAAACACCGCCGCTCCCGGAAGCCGTCCGGGAGCGACTTGTGCGTGAGGCGTCAAACCATCTCAGCCGCGCCGACGCCGGGGAGAAAAGCCTACGCGCTCTGTGCCACGCCTTTCTTGCCAAGCATGTGGTAAAGTGACTCTCCGCGCAGACAAAACGCATAGGCAGGGTGCGGATCGTGTTTTGAATCTGTTTATCGGTGAAATGCAATCTCTAGATTTTACTGGAGAAGAGATTGTTGAGGCTGTGATAGAACGCTGCGATGCCCATTTCTTAGATTATTATAAGTCTTTTAGAACCAACGATAAGCACTGGAGGAATATTTAACATGCCTGAACTTTCATCCCGCCGCAAGATCATCAAAGCCTACCGTGCAGCTTGCGCTACTCGGTCACCCTCGGTAAGGAGAAAAATGGAGATACTAAAAGAATTAAGGCACGGGCTCACATATTTTGCTGGTGAGGCCGTCGATTGTTCCGACCTGATGGAAGAAGCGGCGGATAGAATTGAGGCGCTGGAGGCGCTCGCAATGCAATATCGCAGCGATCTCAGGCATCCTGTTACGGACCCAGCCAGTCTCCAACGCCGTCTGGAATCTATCGACAAGCTGATGACGTAAACGCGGGGATGACCTGAGTGCTTGCGGCGATTAAAAGCTATATTCACCGCAACCGTTAAGGATGGGGAGAAAACAGATGAAGAAACTACTGTTACTGGCTGTATTGCTGATTCCGAATGAAGCCCAGGCAGACCCACAAACGTGCATGGCAGAGGCCATGTACTTTGAAGCGCGTGGCGAGGGCTGGCGGGGAATGCTGGCCGTGGGCGTCGTTATCCGCAACCGCGTCGATCATCCCGGCTACCCGTCTACCGTCTGCGGCGTCGTTCGCCAGGGCCGTCTCAGCGATGGCCGTCTCCGAAAGTGGCAGTGCCAGTTTACTTTTTTCTGCGACGGCAAGCCCGAAAATCCAGAAGACCGCGCTGCATGGTCCATGGCCCAGAGCCTGTCTACAGTTGTCATCGAAGGACAGGTCATGCTGGTGGGCCTGGAAGGCGTCACGCACTACCACACAACCAGCGTTCAGCCTCCATGGGCCAAACAGTTCGCAGCTAGGCGCCGCATAGGGAGCCACATTTTTTATGGACCGAAGTGACCGGCATCAAAATTCCGTTCCCCTTACGTTCTGTTTCCGATTCGTTCTAAAGTTATCCACAGAAAAGTGAAAGTTATCCACAACTTTCTTTGGTTTGTTAACCTTTTGTTAACTTTTATATGCGATAATTCTTATAGTTAAAGAGCGGCGGACCCAACCGCTTGCCCGCTATTTTACATTGTGAATATGTTCTTTGTTTCCACGTCAACCTATGGAGGTGGCTATGCGCTGCTTTACGGTCTACATCAATTGCCCCATCGACGGGGTTCCTTTGAGAACAAGGTCCTGGCCGGGGGATAACCCCCAGGCAGAACTGATGGCGAGACGAGAGGTCGATTACATTCGATCTCACTCGCCGGACCTCAAACCAGAAGTGGTTGAGGAAGAGAAGTTCTGGGGGCGGGCGTAAGCCCCCCCCTACCTCTCCCCTTATCCGCCGCGCCATTTGATGTGTGAACAAACCCTTTGAGTGAGCCCGTGGCCCCTGCCAATAAGGAGTCAACGATGGCGAAACTCGAATTAGGTCCCGTGAACCACGGGACAGACAAAAACCGGTACTGCGGCCCGTCCGTGATATCGGCAGTGACCAGCCTAACCACTGGTGAGGCTGCACGGCTCATCCGCCTACAAAGCGGTAAACGCTCCGTCAAAGGAACGTCCACGCTAGAAGTAAAACGAGCCCTGAAAGCTTGTAATGTTCAAATGCGGACTGTCCATCCCCCAGACGGGGAACACTTTGGCAGAAGCTACGGCATTACACTGGCACACTGGCTGCGGCTTACACACGGCACTCGCGCAGATCGCGTGTTCCTGGTCGTCGCGGGATGGCACTGGCAACTAATCAGTGGTAACCGTTACGTGTGCGGTAGGATAGCAAGCCTGGGTATCGTCTCTACAAAGCACCACAAGGTCAAACGTAGGGCAAGGGTAGCGGAGGTCTACGAACTGACCTCTAACCACGTTACAAGGCCTTCTATGGACGTTAGAAAGCCAAACACGTACAACGCATCACGGTCCAAGGCCACCCGTCTTGCGAAGAAGTGGGGCATCGAGATTGAGGTGTTCCCTGGTGATACATTCAAGAATGTATGGCCTCCGGAAAGCATCTCAGATGAAGACGATCCATTCGACGGCGAACATTGCACACATAGCTGGGGTGAAGCTCTAGAGATGGTCGAGAGGTACGTTAAAATTCTACAAGAGAGACTGCCGCTGGTTAGACCTTTCATACTAGCTGCATAAAACAACCCGGCCACGGGTTCGCTCAAAGGGTTTCAGAAGGTGTCCCGCAAATCCCTCTATAAGTA